GATTACATGTTTGCTTTAAAATAATCACAAGCATGATGAGCGCAAAGCACTTTAAATGTGACTTGTTCCATTTTAGATATTTGTTTAAGATAAGATATAACTCATTGAGATGTGTCATAGTATTCGTCGTTAGAAAACAATTATTATGACATTATTTCAATGAGTTATCTATTTTTGTCGTGTACAGAGAAATAACATACTCATTTTTTTTGAACTGCGGCTATTCTTGGCGAGAAATACGGCGAGCTCAGCAACACCTTCTCCTAGATCCTCAAAAAGCCCTTGCTGCTTTACAAACTCAACAATATCTTGATCATTTTGCTTTGCAGATAAAATTGTATTTGCTGCATCAATAATTGCATTAGCAACACGTTGATCAATGGCTTGCTCCATTCCATCAACGATTTGATCTGATATATCTTGAACATTTCCACGACTTATAGCTTGCGCTTCAATAAATTTAGGCGCAGCAACACCAAGCGCATTAAGCATATTTTGAAGATCTGGTTTTGTATGATCAGCCATCATTTCTAGCAGACGATCATCATTGTACGCTTTACTAAAAATTGCGGCCTTGATTCTGTTTATCAGTGCTTGTGTTGGTTTTTTATCTTTCGTTGTGTACTGGGCAGCTTCTGTATCACCTAATTTACTTAAAAAACCTTGAATAAACTTTTGATTACTTACTGCTAATAAATCGCCATCTTCACTCGGGTTAAAAAGAGCCAGTAAATTCTCATCTAAACGTTTAGCATCAGCTTTAGCACGTTCAGTTGCTGTAAAAGACAACTTATCATCTTGGTTAGCATCTATGGCAAATTGAGCTCTATCAATCTCAGTTGTACGAATACGTATCAAGATTGGTTGAGCTATTGCTTGGACCTGCTCACTGCTAAAGCCAAAGTAATCAGCTTCATCAATCAACCATTGTTTATACTCATCTGCGGTACCGCGCTCATAGGCAAGCTTGATTGCCATTGTTCGGCCATTTCCTGATTCAACAACTAAATCATCACCAGTTATCGGTGCTCCCGTGTCTGCCCGACCTGAGCGGCCTAGGCTTTCGGGGTCTAAATCATTAGCAGTTTTCTGTACCCATGCTTGTGAGGATTCACGACTACGATCTCGTGGCTGCAATTCTTGCGGATAATTAGGGTTTTCCGCACCAGTTGCTGTATGAGATGCAATTACTTGATCAATATCAACTAAAGCGAATACAGTAGAAATCTTTTGTCCTTTGGCTGTTTTCACATTATTAGTTCTACCCTTCAATAGCCCAGTAAAGGGCTGTTTAGGTTTAAAGAAACTAATCATTTGATCAATTACAACTAAAGGATTTTTAGCAATATCTTGAATAGAAATTAGATTTAAAGTTGTCATTAGATATTCTCCGCTTCCATTTTTTGCACTTGATTCAAGAGTTCTGTCACCGCTGGAATAAGAAGTGGATCATTTAAGTCTTTTTCTGCTTCATCTCGAATTTGCTCTAATAACTCAAGATTAACTTTAACCTGCCCTTCAATTACTGAACGGTAAAGTTGATTACCTTCATCATTTGTCGTACTAGGCTGAAGACCTTCAACTTCTGTCGGAGCATTGAGTTCTTTAGATTCATCATTATCTGAATTTTGGGCTGGCTCTTTATTACTGAGGCGATCCGCTAAATGTTCATCTGCCCATGCTCTTGAATATTCATAAAATGCTGTTAAATATTCTGGTGAACCTTCGGCCCCATTCCAGTTTTTTAAGAATTCACCACGGCGATCTGAAACCCAAGCCATAAAGTCTATGTTGTTAGAATCTTCAGGATTTTCCAAAGTGTCTAACCATGCTTGCATCATTTTGTTTTCAGCTATACCAGCTGTACGTGCTGCTAATACTTCTTCATCTCTTTTTTGTTTAGCTTCATTTTCGGCATCAATAAGTTTTTTTGCTTCTAATCCTGCTTGCTGTTGAGCCAAAGCCTGGTCATCTAGATCAGAAATCCATTCACGTGCCCAAACTACTGCATCAGAATCCCCCTCTAGAGCCTTATTGATACGTTCAAAGAATGCTTGGTAACGTAAACCATCTTCACCTGCCCATTCAGGATCAGCATTTAAACGCTTTAAGTCGGCTTTTAAACGTTCGGCTTCTTCATCAGAAATACTATCTGGTAACTCATTATCGAGACTATTCTCTTTAATGATTACTTCATTTTCTTCAGATTGCTTGGTTAACAATGTATTTTGCAACTGATCCAATTCATTTAATAAATTGGAAATTTCTGCACTTAAAGAATTTAATTGACTTTGTTTTTGCTCGAGACGTAGTTCAGCATCTGCTAAAGCCTTGGCCTTTTCTGCTTTTTTAGATTGTAACCGCTTAAAACGATTACTATTTTGGTTAATCAACTTCATAATTCGACCAGCGAGAACTGGAATTGATATTCCTTCTCCCTGATTAGGCTGAATTGCAGCCGTAATATCCCGATTGTTCATTAAAATCTTCCATGAAATTAATGAATCTGCTGGACTAATTTTTTTTGATAATCGATCTGGCTTATGAAAAAGGATTGTGAAGTTTTGGCCGTCATCAAAATCATAAGTAAGAGCAATTTGAAGGACTTTTTTATGCTTAAAGGGCTTACTTTCCGTAACGTTAACGATTTTGACGCCAGTTTTTGAAAACTGATCCATAGAGTGATGCAAAATTGCAGACAGCTGCTCTAAATGCTGGTAATCAACGATAATAGAGTCGTAAAGCGCTTCTTCTACGCCTAGACTAGATAAAAGTGTAGGTAACCCATCAAATTTACTCAATAATTGGCTGTGATCATCATTTCGTTGCATATCTAATAACAACTTAGAAGTATCACCCTCATGAGAAATTAAATTGATTCCATCCCATTCAGGTTTTTCAGCTGCTACAACATTTTGTAATTGTTCTAGTTGCCATCTTTGAATCGGTTTTGAACCCGTCAAATTAAATTGTTTTGAAGATAAATGGCGCTTAAGTCCAAATTGATTTGTTTCAATAACATCAGTAACACTAGCATCAAACATGCGGCCAAATTGCAGTATCGCTAAATCAGCTGCATGCTGGTCATCGATAGCGCCTAATACCGCAACAGAATCAAACGCATCTATCCCACCCTTTTTACCTTTTAAATTTACAACACGCCAGAAATCATTTTCCGTGTAATCTTCAGTGACTAAAGCATTAATTTGACGGTAATCACCCTTAATAAACCCAATTGAACAAGCACCACTATTCACCATGGAGTCAAAACCATGTACTAATCGGCTTTGATGTGGTGCGTGTGTTTGAATGAAAATTGATTTAACACTCACGGAGTTATCCTCATTTTAATTTGAGGATATTTTCTCAAGTAGGTGAATCTATAAAGGCAATGAGTTCCATAGCTTATTTTAAGTTGGGAAACATTTTGATGAAATTTAAAGTAACAATGGCATGTGCTTTATTAGAGGCATCAAGGGGCAAATTGCCTGCTTGAAGTGAAACTAGATGCTCAATTTCAAATTGGTTTTGATTTCTTGCAGCTTTATCAAAAGCATATATTTTTAATCTCATTAAGTATTCAATTGGTGGCGGCTGAGTACCATCCTTATTAAACATTATTTCTTTTATAGCTTTAGCACTATTCGCAATAGCTGCTTCTTTAGTCTCAATAAATGAAATGCTCAACTCATTTGAAGCATTACCAGTTACATGGTTGAGTTGAAAATGCCCCACATGCACTGCATCGGTTTGGGCATCTAGTAGTGATACATCTACATTATTGGCTAACCAAGCAACTTTGTTTGAAGGATCAAAAATTGGAATATTCGCTTGAGCAATCTTACTGTTTGCACGGTAAGGCTGAATTTCTATTCCAAAATGTGCAGCTGAAAGTGTTCCTAATGCGTAAAGTTCCTGATAATGGGAAACAGCTTGATCCACTGTTAGACCAGACCATAAGACAGGATTTTTAGCAAAACGATCTTTAAACGGATTTAAAACGTTTCCAAAACTGTTATTTATAGTTTTATTCTGTGTTTCGTATTCAAAAAAAGCCATTATTCTTCATCCTCTGGAAATTTACGGCTCTTAGCAATACTTTCAGCTAATGTTAATGCTTCCTCATATTTCATACCTGTATCGCGCTCAAGAATGTAGGCCATAATATCTACATCTAAATTTGATTCTTTCAATGATGCGATTACTTGTGTTTTAAGTAATGTTGTATTCATTCTTGATTGAGCATTGTTGATTTCTTCCGTAGCTGCTGCAGTTTGGTTTGAATAATATTCAACTTGCCAAGGGTAATCTTCAGGCTCAAATTGTTCGTTATAAGCAAAACCCCAATCCAAGTGAAGAATTTGATTAATCCCTTCGGAAGCTGCTGTTCGAATGTCTTGTGACCTACGCATGATTTGTGCAGAAGTATGGAATGCTCCACCTTCTCCAATACCACCAGTTAACATGTCAGCCCACCCTACCATACTTGGGTCTAGACCTATACCGCCCATTAACAAACGGACATTAATCATGAACTGTTCAATATTAATAGGTGAGCTTCGTTGATTCTTGATATCACCCACTGGATTTAGAACTTGTTTTTCATCAAATACTGGAAGCATGTGAAAAGCAGTATTCCAGACTGCTTCACCACCTGATAAAGCATCACGGACATAAGCCTCATGATTTTTAAGCAAACCTTCTAAACCACGAATATAGGCTTGACGTTGTGCTGGCGGCATTCCTGACATATTTACTGTCAAGAACATCTGATTTACGGTATCTGCGATTTGCTGGCTATTCATAGATGCCAAAGCGAGGATTACATCATCATAAATATCTTCAATCTCATAAAGAAATGAGCCGCCTAAATGCGCGGGTAAGATTGGTAGCTCATCTGGATCATCACCCTCCAACATTTTCGTGACAAGACCAGTTTCAACAAGCTCATATTGAGCAATATTGCTCATACGGGGCATTTTGAAACGTACCATTTGGATAGTATTCAGTTTGGTAATAGTTTTTTGCCAATTACGAGGATCTAAACAAAAAAAGGCGACAGTCTTACTGCCTTGTTCGAACGGTTGTATTAATGGCGGATATGTATACTCATTGCATACGAGGTCAATTACACCTATATCTTTTTTCCCATAAATACGTGCATAGGAATCACCGAAAGAAATAGCATCTCGGGCAAGTTTGCTTAAATACTTATTGATAAGCTTTTCCATCTTTACACGGCGCTCATCTAGTTGTTTTTTTAGTTTTTCAGCTGCTGGTCCATTCGCCTTTTTTAACCGTTCTGCGGGCGTAATAAAGACTTGTTGGCCGCTATAAGAATCTCCGCCTAAGGCTGCAGAAACATGAATCCCCATACCCTCTGCGATAGGTGCAAAGCGTAACATTCTCTCCCATTTAGTAAGAATTTCTTTTCGAGTACGCTTCTTATTGGCTTTGGTTTGGTTAGTCCCAAGTGAAAACGGAGCCATAGTTTCATATAGCTGCGCTGTTGCATCCTGATTAGACGTATCGAATTGCTGATCATATGAATTAACATTTTCACCGAGTAACAACGATAAGAACCGAGAAGACATAACTAAGCCAAAATACCTAAATAATTAAGTATTTTGATGACTAATAATTTTTAACTTTTAGATGGGTTCCAAAGTTAATTGGAACCGTACAGATTCCATTAATTAACTGCATGCAATTCTATCTGAACAAATTTCTTATCTAATTAGAGGAAAAGCTCATGGCCGAAGTTAAAGTATTTAATGCTTTGGATATTGAATTAGCTCAAAAAACCCAAGACATCGTCAATGCGCAACGTTTTAACAACCGTCCTGCTTTCAAAACATTAAATCTAGGCTGGGATTTAGAGACTGGGTCGGTAGCAGTAAATTACACATTTGTAGAAGAACCACCAGTTAATGATCAGCCTGCTTAAACATGAAAGCCCCTAATAAGGGGCTTTTTAATAGCCAGTAATATCAACTATTAAATGACTATGAAATGGAGAATAGAGACTAGCTGAAGTATTCATACCATTAGCTAGTATCGTATATCCCCGAAGGATCTTACCTGAGAAAGTTGGATCACTATATGAGTTAGTCTTTATAGTACAGTATGAATGCATATAAGAACTCAAACCACCAGCTCCCCAATAATATTCATAATGAGCTGGACAAGCTAAAGCCAAGCCATAAGTCTTATTAGCATTATAATCAGGTATATCTGATAACCATGAGCTAAAATAATTTGCACTGCCTTTTAAATAAAAAGTTTCTGCTTTAACTACTTTTAAAGGATTGTGGGAGTTAGAAAATACAATCTCACCTTTACCATTCTTAATTAGTAATTTTGGCGAATGACCACTTTCTAATAAAGTAATTAATCCAAATACATAATAAGTTGCTTTTGTAAAAGGAAAAGTATTCTTATATTTAAATCCTCCTTGGTCGTCTAAGGTGTCAAAAATTACAGTTATTTTCCAATTATTTGTGGAAGTTTCTTCATATCTGACCTGCATCACAGAAACGCCTGTAAATACCACAATTGGTCTTTGTAAAGATGTAACATTCAAAACATGACACTTAACGTAACCAGATACAGATAGTACTGCAGGAGGTAATGGGTCTGAAGAAGCGACTTCCCTAACAAACTTATTTATAAGGTGAAAGTTTCTATAGCTGTCGTCAATTATTGTCACTTTATTATCATTGAGAATTTTGATGTATTCAGCCATTAGCATTTACCTATATGAATACTAACCGTTTGCTGAAAAGCTATATTGTAATAAGCTCTACAATCATAAATTAATAAATAAGATGAAGTATCATCCATTTGATTAAGTATCTTATCGCCCAGCTTAGCCTCAATAGCCATAGCTTTAGTCAAAATGGCACATCCCATACCATTTGAATAAGACTCAACTACAGCACTATTGGCAGATAACACTTCACCAGAAGCTACATAAGCCCACCATCTTGGATGATTTTCAGCAGTATCTAGTTTTCGTACAATTGTGTCCATAGATGAACCTTTCGGGAGGACAACACTTAACGTTTCTGTATACATACTAAGATTAGATGTTAGATCAAGGACCACGTTGCCACCGAGGTCCCTTAATAAGAATGTAGCCATTTATAAACCAATATAAATTCTCTCAATATTGTTATCGTCATATAACTTTAAAGCGGTCCCTGAAATGACCATTCTTGCTTTTTGAGGCTGACTAGGATCTTTATAAGTAATTAAAGTCCCAAGTTCACCAGTTATGGCACTTAACTTGTCAACATTGAATAATTCAGCTGTAAGAGACTTGGCCTTAAAGTTTGCGGCTGTCAAATTCTTAATAAATACATCACTGTTCATCACAACTTGATTGTCTTGGATTATGAACGGCATATATTTAGTAGAAGAAGAACCAGTTGTGAAGAAAATTCTATCCGCTTGAAAACCTATAGAACTGAGCACAGTTCCATTCGTTTGCTCGCTGACCATAGACATTCCAGAGAACACACCATTATTATCCATTCCCATTACGTACTTACCTTTCACACCATCGATCAAATCAGCTTGTGATTTAAGCTTGATAGCATTTTGGCCGTAAACAGAAACCAAAGTTTGTAATGCACCAGCATATGCTCCCACATCAGTTGTATATGTGGTTTTGAAATTTTCAAAATCAGCAATGTTGTCAGCATCTTCAATATCTATAAAGTCTAGATCCACTTCACCAGCTTTACCGGAATAGTTACCAATGAATACTGGTGTAAAGAAAGCAGCTTTATTAGCAAATGTTTTAGGGCTTAGTAGAGTGCCAGCACCTGCACTTGCACCAGCAGATCGCCCCTTAAAATAAGCAGTACCGGTTATCCAAGTTCCCAACGCTGGTGCGGTACCTGCGACTAAATAGTGACTTGAACTGATATTATTGATTTCAGAGTTATCTTGAGCAATATATTTTGTTTTATTGGCGTTTTGACAGGTCGCACCAACATAAACAACTCCGGTACCACTTACACGGCGGAATCTATACTTAACTCGGTAATATTTATTGTCATCGATAGGCAAAGATGTGAACCAATTTAACCAGGCTTCATCATTACCTACGTTATTACCAATTCTTAGTGCATATCCCCCACGACAAGTTGCATCTGCAACTAAACTAAGTTCAGGCCTATTCCCACTTGGAGTTTTTACTAACCAATCTTTTTGCCATGTTTCGAGTACTGAAGCCATGATCTTTTGACCATTTGCAGAATACAGTGCAGACATTCTTTCTGTTGAAGATGCGATTGCTTCATTCGTCTTGGTAGACGTCATGTAATCACGCTCTAATGTTGCTTTTGTAGTAGAAGCTATGTCCTTGGCAGTATCAGCTATTTCTTTAGCCTTCTCCGAGATTGCACGTACTAATGCTTGTCGTGCGTTGTGCACGTTCGCAAAGTTAGTAATGAACTGGTTTCGGTCAATCGTACTAGTTACATTCATATTTGCGAATAAAGCTGCTAAATATGTATTTAAAGTACTGAATGCCGTTGCATAGGCAGTAGAAGATATACCATAAGTGACTGCCTCAGCTCGCAAGCTTGCATCAGTTTGATAAAGTGTATCCCAAACCAACTTCGCCTGTTTTTTCTCAACTGGTGTGAGTTTATTATCAGCTGCAATATCACTTAATTGAGACATTGGAACATCTACTTTGGCTTGTGAACCTGCAGTGGTTTCCATCATTGAAGTCACTGTAAACGGCGTAACTGACTTATAAACTGATAAATCCGTTTCAATGGCCGCCGTCCAGCCATCTTTAAAGTAATCTGGCGGATTTGTATGAGTAATAGTGGCCGACTCAACTGTAATTGCTGGGTAAGACCAAGCATCTTTTTTGGTAATTAAGATACACACCTTATTATTGCTATCTAAAGCTAGAGCCAGGCCTTTAGTCGTAGCATTATTTTCATCTAAGGTAATACCAAAAGAACGTGACGTCATATTTGGATAAAATGGCACTGTTGACGTATAAGCATAAAATGCCAAATCCAGATCGAAAATATTATCTTCTTTGTTATTGTAGTTATAACCAGAAATTTTAACCTTGGTCATGTACGCACCAACTGTAATTGGTGTCTTAATAACCAATGTACCCGAAGTAGTGATTGCTTGACGCCAAGTTAAAGGCTTAACGAAAATTTTCCCTGCACCTGAACTCAATGGCTGCACACTCATAGCATTGGTATATTCAGAAGTAATTTTCTGTGAAGATGCTGCAATTGCACGCTCAACATTAGTATTTGTTATATCCGCATTCAAAATATAAGCGCCGTTTTTACTGTCTAATTTTGAAGACATTTCAGTAAGTTTGGCAGCCCAAGTTTCTTTGAAGTTCGTTAATGTTGATATAGAGTCTGTGGCTGAAGAAACAAAGTCCTGTAAAGTCGGGTCAGCTGAAGCGTAATCAGTAACGTCATATTGCTCGATTTGGGCTAAGGTCCAAACTAAAGGCGCAGTAGCTGTTGGTGTAGATCCTCCCGCCACATAAACATGTCCTGAGTTAGAGAAAGAACCTACAGCACCACATTTAATCATTCGAATATATGTTTCGAATTTGCCTGTACCCTTAGTATTGCCAATGAATCGATCAATTGCCCCTGTCCCCATTGCGTTACCAGCATTCACCAATTTATATCCAACTGGTAGCTTGATTAAATACTTGATAACAAAAACAGCATTTGCACGGCCATAAACGAGTTGAACAAATCCACCCCATGTTGGGCTGGCAGCACCAATGGTTTTAATTTCAATTTCATGGGTTGAGGTAGTAGGGTTATCAGAACTTTTCGCGACTCGAGTAACTGTCACATTCCCATTGCCGGCATTGTTATAGACAGATACACCATTGTTACCTTTTTTGAAATTTACGTCTCCCTGCAACAATTTTCCATTAGTAATCATCATCGCCAGCATTGTTGTGTTTTCTAATGCGGAACCAAGATTATTTGTACTTGTTTGAAGCTGAGAAATTTCAGTATTTCTAAGTGTAGCTAGATCCTTTGATGTTTGGTCAGCTGTAGCTTTTGTTGTTTTTACTACAGAAGATAAACCACCAGGTACAGTTGCATCATATTGTTGGATTTGCTGAGCTATAACTCCCTTATTAACATCAGCCTTGATAAAAGTATCTTCAACAAATTGAGCATTTTGTTTTAGAGATGATCTAAATCCGCCTTTAAAATTTGGCGCTGAATTACCTCGGCTGATAAACATATTAGTTACAGTAAATGTTCCACCAGATGGAGCATTATCAAACCGTAAACCTAGTGGAATAGCTTCATAAGCAGAGGCTTTTAAATCATTTGGGAAAATACCAGTAAGTTCTATTTCACCACTTGCAGCTACAACAAACGAAGGTAACCCAACACTATAAGTTGCACCATGAAATTGAATACTACATGTAGCGCCAACTAATCCTGCAGTTGCTGTGTATTTGATTCTCGCAACTATTGGATCACCTTTATCAATTGGAATTTCCTTGTGTTTATATTGCAGTTCCCAAACAGCTACAGTTCGGTTTGTACCAGTAGAAATACTTAAATTTTTAGTATCATCACCAAGTAAAATCCAGTTCTCTTCTGAGTAACGTAAAGTATCAAGTTGTGCTTTAAAAACTTTGATTTCCTCAGCAAATACTTCTTTCGCATCAGATCTTGTAATTTTTTCTTGAAGAATTTGTGCGTGGTTTTCTAAAACCTTTTGTAAGTTTCCACTATTGTTTGCCAGACCAATCGGGATACCACTAACTACTTGGATTGCAAGCATGATTTGCTTAGCCCCATTTGGTCCAGTATCTGGTGTTGCATGCAATTCTATACCACGACCTGAACCAATCCCCTTCTGACCAACTAAAATGTATGCATCCCGACCCGTTATTTGATCAAGTGTGAATGGATTGGCACCTAATGAAATTAATGCATTCTTAACTGGTGCTAGGTTTACACCAATACTGTCGTAGTTTGTAACGATAACAAAGGTGTCATTTGGAATCGCAGAAATAGCGTTACTCATTGCCGTAGCATTTGCTACAGCTGCATAAGTATCATATCTAGTTGAAGAAGCTATAGAACCATCAGCTGCTAAAACATGGACTGAAAAACCACGTGCTGAAGCTACTGATTTGATTTCACCTTTTAAGTTTTTAATCCCTGTGAAAAAGCCATTCCAGCCACATGAATAAACACGGTAATTGAAAACTTGACCAAGGTCCTGATTTAATTGTTTATAACTTGATTCCAAGTTATTAATAGACTGTGTAGTGTTCTGTTGATTATCACTAATAGTTGAATTAATTTCCTGAAACTTACCATCTACAGCAGTTTTATTATTGTCTACAGTAGATTTTAAAGTCGCATAATTCTCTGCAAGTGAAGTAATCTTTTCACCGTTTTTTTGAACATCAGCTTTAGTACCTTCAATTGCAGAAGCATTAGCTTCAAGATCCTTAATTAGTTCACGAGGATTTTTTCTAAAACCAGTGGCTAACTCACCTTTTTCAAGTTGCACTTCTCTAATTAAAAAGTCAGGAGCAAAACCTACTTGCGAATATAAAATTAAGTTAATATGCTGTAAATTAATAATATTTGTATCAAAGGTATAAGTACATAATGTTTCTTTATCAGTCGAAATGTTATTCCATGTAGTACCAATTTGGTTATTACGACCTGATGAATCTCGACGGTGTATAATTAATAAAATTTGAGTCTGTGCAGCTGTCAACGACATTGCTTTAAATGACAATGTGTACTTCTGATTCATCTCTAAACCATCTGCCAATGTCAGAGTTTCAATAAACCCTTTAAAGTATGTAGTTGTATCAGTAGATTTAAAGTGCCCCCAAGTAGCACCTTTTGAATCTTTATAAACTTCAAGTAGATTACCTGCCACAGCAGAATTTTGACGCCAATTTAAGGTGCCTAAAGGGCTTGAGAAATCACCATTTTTAATTATGTTGTCACCACCACTTGAAGAAATAGCAGCTTTGATAATTTTGCTCTCTTCAGCAATAGCTTGGTTAGTTTCTGTTTTGGTGTAGCGAGTACTATCTAGTGTTGCTGAACTATTAGTCCACAAATCGCCAAATTTTTGACGAAATTTAGCTTCAAGGGTTTCAGTTGCAGAAGTTATTGCTTGAGCAGTATCTGCTTTAGAAGAGTAATCCTTAATTAGAGTTGAAGTACTTACCTTATCATTTAACGCTTTATTATTACCTTCATAAACTTCTACCCAATGCACTGTAGTAGTGGCATTAGCATTTGCTGAAGAATTTGGAAAACAATAAAAATTAACAACAGTTGCGTCTGTTCTAGAAATTGTAGTTAAGGTAAATTCGTAGATATCTTTACTAGCTGAAAAAATAGGTGCATCTGCATTAAATACATTACCTCCGCCAATATATACACGCAAATTGGCTGCATTGTTCCCTCCATTATCAAAGGTAACTTTTGCTCTGACGGTAACAGTAATACCAGGTGCATTTAAACTTTTTGCTAAGGGATATGATACTTGTAAATAACCACCCGTTTTACTTTTTTCGACATTACCCCCGATAACGATGTTGTCAAAAGACTTACCACCGATACTTGTTTTCAATGCTTCGGTCGCAGTTGATATTGCGCTATCAACATCAGATTTAGTCATCCGGTCGGAAATTTGTTTAGCCTGTGCAGCCAAACCATTTACAGGATCATTAATTGTTGATTCTAAGTTTTGAGTTTTTTTAGCTAAAGCAGTACTTTCAGTAACATACGTTTGTTTAAATTCATTTAAATTTGCTGATACTTGATCGAATGCTGCATTGAAGTCGTAAGGACTTGCAATCCAATTATCTGTAGTTATGAAATCCCCTTTAACTAACACAGCCCAATACACAGTACCAACACTTTGCTTGTCTGCAGTTGGTCTGCTAAGCATATAAAAGTTAACTTCTTTGGCGGTACCAGCTGAAGTCTTCGTAAAAGTAATTTTGCTTATTACCTTACCTGAAGTGTTAATAACCTGCTGTAAAAACTGACTTCCTCCACCAGCATATACAGCTAAATTTGAGTTTGTGTCACCAGCACCACGTGTATGCTCTGCACACCAAAGAAGAGTGTACTTTGCTCCTACTTCCCAGTCTTCACCAAGCTTATAGCGTAAATGAGGATATGAAACGCCATCGTAGTTTCCAACTACGTTAGAGTTAATCAACAAGTTCGTACCAGCCGGTGCGGACTTGTTAAGATTTGCAGATAAAGTATTAGCCTGTTCAGTAACAGCTTTAATCTGACCAGCTTGTTCAGTAACTTGTGAATTTGTAGTTTGTAATGCTTCAGTTGACGCTTTTTTACTTACTTCGGTATTGGTTATAGTTAGATCATTTCTAAGTTTTGAAATATCTAAACTTTGAGAAGATAAACTATCACCATGCTTCTTCACTTCAGCTTGAGTAAGCTTAATCGCTTCCGCATTTGCATTTAATGAACTTTGAGTATCTCGAGGGCTTGGGCTCCACGCTGTAGCTTTATTACCTGCTTCGATCTGCAATTTTTGAATTGTTGGAATTCGACCAGTGCCATATGTACCGTAAAACTCAATAGTCGATTCGGTTGTGCTGCCAGTGTGTAATTTAGGAAACACGGTAACTTCAAATTTTTGAAATTCATTTGCTTTAGTGACTGTAACAGAAGTTGTGAAGAAGTGAGCTGATCCATTAGATGAATATACTTGTACAGTTCCAGCAACCGGTACACTCACTTCAAATGAAATCGTAACCGGCTTATCTAAATTTTCATCATAAAAAGCTTTCAACTCTTTGCTACGTTCATACATTAAGTATTCACGGCTTGTTGCTGCTGTGGATGTTCGAGGTGCTTCTGAATTGGCTACGGCGTTAACACCACCAATCTTAATGTTATTCACTGCAGCTGTAATATCAGTCGCCACACGCCCCATGGCACTTTCAAGATCACTCTTTGTAGCTGTTTTCGATAAAGCTTGGGCATTGCTCAGAATACCTGTTTCTGCGTTCTGCATTCTTGATTCAAGCTTAGTGGTTCTTTCAGCTTCAGCTTCTGTTCTGTTAGTTGCTGTTTTGAATAAATCATTTGCAGTTGCTGTTGCATCATTAGCAGAAGCTAAAGAGTTGTTATCTTCAACAATAATGTAATTAAGCTGACAAATTCCTGTCTGAAAGTTGTAGTTAGCAATAAACATTGGGGCATAAAATTCAGCCTGTGCTGGGAATGTGCGTGGATTTTCAATTGTCCCTAAACCAGTTGCTGCCCCAGTAGACTTACCTTTCATGTATAGAACTACTTCTTGCCACTCACCTAAATTAGGTTTAATGGCTGACAATAAGTAGTTAGACGAACCCATATCTCCTGCAAGGGAGTTTGTAGTAGTTACATATTTACTTTGGTCTGCATTTTTACATGCAACACCAAGATAAATAGATCCAGTTTCCCCAAGCACACGGCGGAAGCGTGCACGCACTCGATACAACTTATTTGGATCAATTTTTTGGAACTCGTTCCAGTGAACCCATGCTTCATCATTACCGGCATTATTCCCAAGCTCAAGAATATAACCACCTAATGCATCAGCATCTTGAATTACTTTCGCTTCACCTGTGGTACGCCACTGTGTCCAGTCGTCAATACCTTTTGACGTTACGACTGCACGAACCCCTGACGTTACTTGAGTTTGAGACTTTAGGCTTAATAAATTTTGAGAAAGTGCTTCTGTAGCTTTTACCGCCGTTGTACCTGTTTGCTGCGCTTCTGCTGCATTATCGAAAGCAAGTTTAGCAATATCATCAGTAGTTTTAAGTGATGATGAAAGGCCATTTATTCTTGTATTTGTATTACTTTCTAAGGTCGAAACACTTTTTTGAACATCAGTAATTTGACCTTGTACCTTTAAGTTTTCTTTAGAGATACTTGTATCAAGTTCACTAAATTTTGAAGTAGTAGACTGTTCAAATTCGGCGAGCGACTCAGTAACTTCTAGAATATTTGCATTAGATTTCCGATCAGCCTCTTCTAGAGCTGCTTTCGTTTGGTCGATGCGTAAAGATAAGGCTTTATCACCATCAGAAACTGATTGAGCAATTGTTGCTAAATCTGACGTTGTTTTAGTTTTATTCGAATTATAGTCGGTTTTTAGTTCTTCAAGTTTTTTTGCTTCTGAAACAAGCTTTTCATCAACAAGTTTTACAGATGATTCAACCTTTTCGATATATGAAGCATTTCCAGTAATTTGATCACGCCATGCTTTTGGAATGGTGTCATTAAGTGCAGTAATGTCCCAGACTTCATAATCGGCAAGGATTACATCCACTGGGTTTGCTGTGCTTGGTAAAGGTGGATTAGTGCCAGCAATAACACGGAAATGCCCATGGATAGCTGCAGGCGCATCATAGCCACACTGAACAACAGAGTAATAAACCTCAAACTTACCTGTTCCTTCCTTATTCCCAAGTACACGTAAATAACCACCTGTACCTGTAGCATTGCCAACTGGTAATAAATAAGTGCCCATAGGCATTTTAATAATTTGTTTTATTAAAAACGTTTTATTAGGAGCAGCAACAAGAGTTGGAACAGTCGGATACCAGCCACCACCTAGAGAAACAGTGGATCTTAATAGCATCTCATGGGTACTATTTACTGGGTTATCAGTAGATTTAGCTTGTCTAGTAAACGTTGAACCTGAAGGTACAACATATGCGCTTAACCCCCCATTCCCAGATAGAAATGTAGGATCGTCACGTAAAGGCTTACCAAGTGATTGCATTCGCGCTAACTCAGTAGCATTTAACAAGCTTGCATTAGTGGTATCTAAACTTGCTTGAATTTGATCAGTCTTTTCAGCAACAGATTTACCAAGATCAACTACTGTACGTTCAACATTATTAATTGCCGCTTTGTTATCACCAATTTGAGACTGGGCAGTACTAATTTGTTCAGTAAAAGCTCTATCTTGAGCAGCAAGGGTTTTTATTTCTTCTGAAATTAGGGCATTTGATTTACCCAATTCAGTTTGCATTTCAGCAAACTTAAGCTCAAAACTTTTTGTTAATGCCTCTTTATCATTTGCACGTGCTTCAGCTTCAGCTAGAAAACCCGAATCGACTTTCTTATCAAGGTCAACATACTGGGCTGCAACTTGATCAACTTTTTTAACTGCAGCTTCAGTTTGGGTTACAACCGGTTCAATTTTTTGATTAATGAGTGTATTAGTTTCTTCACCTAATGCTAATTTAGCGTCATCAATCATTTGACCAGCTTTAACTAAGTTTTGATCAATGTCTTGTTTTAAGGCGGCCTTAGTTTGATCAATAACATTTAGTGTGTCAGCTGCTTGTTTTTTACGGTCCAGAACTTCTTGATCCGCAATTTTTTTTGCGTTTTCTGCGACTAACCGAATTTCATTTGAATCACTTCTTACATCAGCAATGATTGAATCTGTTTCACTTTTAATAAAACCGATTTTATCATCGAGTTCTTTCTCAGCACGAATTGCACGTTGTTGAGCATCAGCAACCAATGCTTCATTAGCTTGAATAGACTGATCGATACGTTGATTGGCTTCATCCAATCGTAGATTAGCCTCATTATTATGTTGATCTACAATTAATTTAGTATTATTTATTTCTTGATCTATATAAGCACGAACTTCATCGACTTTATTTTGAGCGATCTGATTAACTTCTTTAACTTGTTCATGAATCTTTTGAACTTCCTCATCAAAATGTTTCATTCCTTCTTCAAGCAATTTAAAAGCATCAGAATCTTTAATATTTTCTATTAATTCTTCTACTTCCTTTATTTTTTCATCAATCTCTTGGCTTACTTGATCTTTAGTTTCATCAATTTTTTCGCCTTGTTCTTTTAACTCTTCCTTTAAACTTTCTAATTTATTAAGAGCATCTTTAAATGCACCCTCAATAGCTTTAGGGTCAATAGGCACACCTGCAACCGTAAGCGTTGTGCCAACTGCCATACTACCCGCTACAGCACTATTGCCCGCAACTGAAGTATTACCCACTACAGTGCTATTTCCCGTTAATGTGCTATTACCAGTTTGTTGAGTATTAGCTTGTACATTCATTAACGGCGTTTTGATCGAAACGGTTGTGCCAGAATCTACTTTTAAATTTTCTTTAGAGATAAATTCAATATTGTCTTGTCGAATACGGCGCACACCTACAATCGCGCCGTCTCCGTGACTGACATAACTATGGATTACTGGACGTTCTTCATTACCATTTTCAAAGAAGACATAGACGTCTTCCCCATCCACAATTTGAATTTCTGTATCTAAATCACTATCGCCGACTGGATAAGCAAAAGTTGCTGTAATTCCTTCACTCGCGCCATCAGTTAAACCATGAATGTGTACTTGTGCAGTACGACCTTTTGCGTTGTAACTTAAAATCTTTGCACGTTTTAAACCATTCATATATTTGACCTACAAATTAGCAATCCAGAACTTTGATGAAGTCCCCATTGATCCCCCGATTGCGCCTGTATCTATATGATGTGCAGCAGTTAAAACGACATACTTCTTACTATCTATTTCAAATATATCGCCTGCATTCCAGTTCAAATTTAGTGGTCTAATAATGGTCCCACGCATAATCAAAACTTTTTCCAAGTTTTTGACTTGTCGGGCATCTAAACCAGCTCTTTGCGTCACAGTGTGGCCTGGGGTTATTGAGTCATCACCAACAACCGTTGAACCGTTATTCTCAACTGTGACAAAAGATGATTTTTGCATCAGTTCCAAAGGTTTACTTGATATCCAAACGACACTGCTAGGATCTAGTTTTGTGATAGGTTCCTTTTTGAAGAAAGAATCAATTTTTTGAGCAGACACTTTATTATTTTGAAAGCAAATTACAGCTGCTTCTTGTTGCAGATAATGAGCCAAGCGCTGTGTAGGCATACTACCCTTTAAACAAACAAATTTAGGCAAAGGTAAATCACTGCCCAGACTGATCGTTGCACCACAAGCTCGAATTACTGAATTAAAAGAAGTTTCATTACTAATAATTGCTTGCTTTGAATATTCGATAAGTCTTTTACAACCAGCCAAAATACCAATACATGAGATGCCACCTACTCGCCGATCTTGTTTAATAGTCTGAGTTTTTAGAGGGGTAACTTTGATAAGTTCGAAAGGATGAGATATGTCATTTACAGTAAGTAGCTCCCCTTCTTTTAAAAGGGAGTCTAATTCAGTAGTAGATTGAACTGTGAACTCAATAGATGCGGGAATAGGTACGAGATCAGTTCTTAAAGTTGCACTAATCAGCTCAGACGCTGGAATAATTTTACCCGCAGATACAATGGTGATTTGCATTAACGGTTCCCCAAGTTAAAATTAAAACTCATTGGGGCCATACAAAACGCAAGTTTAGGCAAAGCGTCTTTCTTTTCATTATAGTTCTGTTGAGCTTCTGATACAGATAGCCCATAACTTTCGACTCCGAGCCCACGAGTAGCTTCAACCAATCTAGCTTGCAAAAGATCACAGTGAGCTTTTACTAAAGGTTGGATGATTACGTACTCATCACCGCTAAGTTCGATAGTTTCATTCAGTTCAATACTCGTGGTAGCTTTAGTTTGACAATCTAAAACAGCCCATCCGGCATAATATTTTGCCTCATCTAAAAATGCTTTCACGATATCATCAAGCAAAATTGAATAGCCCGATAATTGATATTCTTTATAGAGTTCTTCTGAAAGTTGCTGGATAGAACCAGCAACTACAGCATACCCTTCAGATTCAGGTAATAACTTCATAGCCATTACCCGAAAAGATTGCCTAATGTACGTGATGTCGCATTAATCGTTGAGTTGCGTACAGCTTGTTGAGCAGTATTGATTACCTGCTGAACGCGATTCACAAGTTCAGCTGTACCATCAATTTCTTTTTTACCCGGCTGAATACTGCCGTTGGTACCAATGTTTGCGAAGCTACCAAAGTAGTTATAGTCGATTGGGCAAGAAACTGTCATAACTTGAGATCGGCTATCTGAATCATACTCAGCTGACTCAAAGCGTATAGCACAGTTTTCAAGTGCATAAGAACGGGTAAAACTACCTAAACGGCCATCGTAATAATCACCATGGATGATTCCACCACTAGCTACGACATATTCAGCTAATAGTTGATCATGCCCTGCTTCAGTTACTAGGATTTGAAGGTTGCCTGTGTAATGGGTTTTCGGGGGACCAGCAACAATTCCAGTAAATCCACCCGCATATTGAACTTCTGCTGGATCTTCATTACTCACAATTGGCCGTGGGCAACTTTTAAATAAGAAGCGAAGGTCTTCCATGCCACGAGGAACAAACATCCCCTGACACGCTAATAATGGTGAACCAAGTTGCTGTAGAGCAATGTAATCTTGTTTAAGCTGATTTAGTAAAATCGGATTAGATTGTTGCATAATTTTGATGCTCAAAATGCAGATTTATGCAACAAGATTAAGGATGTTTTTGCTATTGGTTTTTAATCAGTTCCATTTTAGAAAACTGACTTTATATTAATAAAAAACCCGCAAAAGCGGGCTATATCACATCTGTTTATAGATAACATCTCGCCTATCTACATCAAGAACAAGAACTACGACTACATCATCCTTGACTTGATATAAAAGGCGGTATCCTGCTGATTTCAGTTTAATCTTATATAGATCAACTGATCCTCTCAGCTTATTCTTCGGTATCTTAGGGTTATCTAGGATTGCTTCCAGCTTACGAATAAACTGCTCAGCGATTTGTGGGTTAAGTTTGTCAAACTTTTTAAGAGCTGTTTTTGAGAACTCTAGCTCGTAACTCATTAATAGATACCTTCACAGTTTCGTCAGTATCAACTTGCTCGGCTAGTTTAATTAGTTCCTGATCTTCAATTAGATCCATCATGCGTTCATACATTGCTGCCGGAACACAGTAGAATTCTGGATTATTTCTATTCAGAATAGCTACTGCTTCGCCAAAAGCATTTTGTACAACTGCTGTAGGATTCTTTTTTAATTCAGAAACACTAGCCACAAATCGACTATGGATTATGTGGTTCATGACGTTTCTCATTTGATGTGTCCTACATCAATTTGTAGCCAATTGATTAGAACCGTCCTCAGAAAGTTAAGTTTGCTACAGGGTTAACTCAATATAAACAATTTGAAGATCTGTTTCAAGACCTGTTTAACAACCACTTAATAGGTCTTAATAAAAAAGCCACCCTAAAAGGTAGCTTTTTAAATCAGCTTTTTATCCAATATTTGGTGGTACTCGCAGAACCTGTACTGAAGGTACACCCCGATACACACCCATGAAGCATATCGTTGATGGCATTGGCTTAGATTGGGCTTCTCAGTTTGTTAAGTTAAAACAAATAGTTAATCAAGTTGTTATGATTTTCATAATAACTGATTTTCTTGTAATGTGCCTAAAATAGAAAGGATCTGATTCAGTACTGGGCAACTTTGTTCTAGCTGTATTTACTGCCGGTGCATAAGCTAAAGCTTTGGACATAATAATGACCCTATTCATTGAATAAAGCCATTATTTACAATGAGGAAAGCTTAGAAGTTAGTTAGTTCCAACTCCACAAGAAAAATATTTTAGTTTTCGATATCTTTATCATCACATTCAAGCCAAAAGACATCTTCAAACTTCTCGCATACACCAGCTTTTTTTAGTTCGGTGTAAATGAGTAAGGCACGATAAACACTGATGTGTTTTCCTGCTTCTGCATCTTTTATATACCTATTAAGCACATGATTATTTGATATAAATCCGCATTGTTTAGCTAATTGATAAACTGTCATACCAGCTTGCTCTCGCAAAGTTGCGACATTGTTTTTTTCAACCATCACGATATACCAAAAAATATTTAGTTCAGTGTATCACAAGAACAATTGCTATTAAATATAATTTTATTAATACTCGTAATTGCTATTATATTTAATAGTTGTTATATTTAACTCATCAGGACAGGATATGGTCTTGATAAAAAGAACCCCTTGTACCGATCAAAGTAAACAAGGGGTTATATCCAATCTCTAAGAGGAAATTAGACATGACTACTTTAACTCAAATCACCGTACCTTTCCACAATGCTGAGTTGTACTTGGTGGAACATGATGGTCAGCCATATACACCCATGAAGCCTATTGTTGAGGGTATGGGGTTAGCTTGGCAGTCTCAATTAGCAAAACTGAATGCCAATCCTCAACGATGGGGTATAACGAAAATCGTTATACCTACTCTTGGCGACTTACAGGAAATGGTTTGTCTACCACTAAGAAAACTTCTTGCTTGGCTCACCACCATCAGTCCTAACAAAGTAAAACCTGAACTTCGTGACACTGTCATCATGTACCAAAACGAATGTGATGATGTCTTATGGAATTACTGGACAAAAGGCCAAGTAATCAATCATAGAAAAGCTATCTCACCTGAACAACAGCATGCTTTACATGCAATCGTCGATCGTCGTGCAGGAAAAGATCGAAGTTTAAGAGCCTCTATGTGGATACGTCATAATCGCCACTTTGGAATTGCTAAATATAGCCAATTGCTTTCAATCCATTTTGATGATGCGAAGCAGTATCTTGAGACAATACCACTTCATGAGCTAGGCCCAACCGAAACAGATACACTTAAACGTTTAGAAAAATTTGTAGATAATCTCGCTGCACGGTATCCAGCATTAGAAAATCCGCTAGCTTATGAAATAGCACAGCATGTAGGTGAGAAGCTAAAGTATCAATCTCCCAAAGGTCCGAAAAACTTCTGGATTTCGATTCAGGAAAACGGCGCTCTTTCAGTACAGCAATATTCTCTACACCACACGCCCATTAATGTCGTGCAACTACGCGAAAAGTTTAATGGGCTATGGGAGTTTCTTCATAAGGATGAAGTACTTGAGCTTGGCAAAGTATTAAAACGCTTTCCTTTTGAACCTGTGAACTGAAAGGGCATATCATTAAATTAAGACGTTCCTACTGGAACTCCCCTTATATTAAAGCCAGCTATACAGCTGGCTTTCTTTTTAGAACTTATCCAATATTTGGTGGTACTCGCAGAACCTGTAATGAAGGTACACCCCGATCTAGCGCATCTTGGACACAACGATAATCAGGATTATTTGGTTCATAACCAAGTTCACCACGGATATTACCCTTATGTATTGTCATCGGTGCATCAAAACGCCCACGCATAAAACGACCAATAATAATTGTGTCAGTTAATGATTGATTGGTCTTTATTTCTGTTTTATCAGTTTTTTTCTGATATTGAATACCAGGCGCTTCACCTATGATTTGAGTTGTATTCATGAGTATTTCCTTAATTAAATGGATTATAGGTAAAGCCAAAAATGACCTTACCTATGAGTAATTAGTAAATACCTAAGCGTTTACCTTTTTTGAATGAACGTAAACGCTTGTTGATTGCATTTGCAGTAAAAGCATGAAGTCGAGCTTTTTTCATACCAGCTTTTTGTGCTGCAGTTAAACGGACCTTTTGACCAGGTAATCGTTTATTCACAACGGTTTTGACACCTTGACGAATAGCCAGCACACCACGGTAGTGAATTTTTCGCCCATTTACTTTCCGTTGGCTAAATGCTCCATTTCGAGCTTTAATTTTTTTAGCCATTGAATCGAAACCTTCTTCAGTTTCATCTGCTTCACCGAAAATAAACTCACGAACCAGTTCTTCAAGTTCAGGGCCTTCGTCTGGCATATTAGCAAGAACTGTATTGGCTGCTGCTTCTAACGCCGCATCAGCAACTTCTGTATCATCACTAAAGATCTCTTCAATATCAGTAGCGTCAACGCCAAATGTTAAGAAAGCATCGGAAAGAGACGCCATCAAAGCGTTTTCATAGATACCGTCTTCATCATCTGCACCATCTAATGCATCGACAATTAATGCGTCTAAATGATCAACGCCCAGTTCACCTTCTTCAAGCTTACCTTCACTGATTGTATCTACCGTATCAGATAGAATGTTCAGAGCAATTTGTCGTACTTGTTCAATCACAGATTGCTGTTCTCGATCAGTACTTGAAACCTTACTTACAACGGTAGAAATATTCTCCGCTGCTGAATCAAAAGCACGTAAAGCTAAAGGTTTTTCTGTAGTTGGGCCAAATGGATTCATCTTGATAGATCCTTAAAATTATTTAACTAAAACGTCGTCATCAAAAATTGCGGCACGAGTTGTACCAACAACTCCATGGGCTAAATAGAGTCGTACACGCTCATATGGATAGTCTTTGTCAGGTATTAAACTGAACTCAAAAGGTTTACCACCTAGATCTTCAGCCGGTTGTAACCAACCGGTTGTTTCACTAGAAGCACCCTCTAAAAACTCTTGAATTTCATCACCAGCTTTTTTGATATAGTCCGGTGTAGCTTGGAACATGTAAGTTCTAAGGATTTCGATACATTTATTCGTAACTCGTGCCGCAATCTCAGCTGCAGGAACTAAACGCAATGCACTATTTTTACTTTGATACTGGGTTAATACATCACTTAAAACGAATAATGTAGTTTCAAACTTAACTGGGCGAACTACATTTACTTTAGCCTTTGCCAACATTTCTTGAGTCTGTTCATCTTCAAGATCAATATTCGGCATCTGGCTTAAGTTTTTTGCTGTAAATGGATAATCTTTCCAAGCTACTGCATTTTTTAACGGCGCAAAGCCTTGTTTATTTAACTTTGCGTTACGTAATAATTTATCGCCGATGTAATGGCCCAAATAATAAGCTGGGACCTTACGCCCTCTTAGTGTGACAGCACCAGATGGACGGCATAGGTTCGGACTCCAAATGAATTGAACAAACTGTGATTGTGCATCTACACTTGTCGCAAATTGAGCTGCTTGCTCAGCTGTAAAAGTTGGGTTGATTTCAGCATCCAAAGGAATACGTAACTTTGTAGCTGCACGTTGTGCCGCAACATAAATTGGTAAATCATGAGGATTTGGTAAAGTCAGATATGCTGGTGTACTTAATTGACTCGTCAGAATCTTATATAGTTCATCTGGATTAAATGATGGTAACGATTCATCTTCCAATGCCAATGTTTTTGAAGCACGACCTAAGCTATTTGATTCGTTATAAGCATTTGATTTGAGTATTGCTTGTAACGCATCAATACCTAACGATAAATCAAAACGCTCAAAATATTCTTTCGCATCAGCTACAGCGACAATAGAAGCAGAATTTTCAATGTCTCCATCTACTAATCCCTGAACAGTAACAATTTGATCACCTGTTACCGCATCACGGATTTCCAAACGCATAGAAATATCTGCAGGACCGCGTGGGCTAGTTACTTTCGCAAAAAAGGCCACATTGATTTCTGTATTTGCAAGATAACTGTGAGTATCAAATTCCAGTTTTAGTGATGGGCTGGCCCCTGCTACAAGGGATAGCTCACCTGTACTTGATAGAGCAAGTATATTCATTACATTACACGCCCAAGGCTATTTGTTTTAAGTATTTTGAGCCGTTGGCTTTTTTGATTTTCTGGCTAGTTCCAATGTAAAAAAAACCACTCGAAAGTGGTTTTTCATTTCCTAAATTTTATAATCCGCTAGCAGGTTCTGTAGGCTCTTCTGCCTCAGTAGGTACAATTTGAAGTACATTACCTTTCAAGCCATTAATTTGATCTAGGTTATCTAGCAATTGTTTATGAGCTTCGTCACCGATCAAAGTGAATGTGACCTTTTGACCAGCTTGTACCAAAACTTGTGTAAATGGTTCGGTAATGTCACTTAAACCGTTATTTTGAAGTGTAATACTTCGTTCAGTAGGATGATCACCTACAGCATCCATAATTGGGTTCGTGCCATCAATAATGAAAATAGTCATCTTGTTACTCAACAGTTAGATTCTTACCAAGCCCCTTCAACTGACGTAAGTTTTCCAGTACTTGATGTTTAAATGTTTGGTTATGACACGTAATACTTGCTGTTTTACCTGCCTCAATAGCAACACGTGATAACGGTTCTAAAACTGTTGAAAATCCGTTATTAGTAATTTTAATAACTAGCGGATCCACGCTACTCCCACCTGATACTGTTAACAAATCCGTAATGGGAGTATTAACTTTAGAAGTATCAGTTTCTTTAAGGACATGATCCGATTCATTCCCCACATCATCACCAGACTTACCACCATTAGAATCTAGATCATTTGAAGGTTTGACAGAATCATTCGATGTTTCAGTTGGATTTCCATTTTCTTGAGTATTGGACTCTTCATTATCTGAATCGCCATTTTTCAAATCAGTAGGTTTATTACCTTCATCTTGAGATGCGCCGTCTTCAGGACCTTGGCTATTTAACAAATCACCTTGGTCTGAAGCTTTTTCATCACCAGCTTGGGTATTCTGTGTTTCTGTAGTTTTATTGGTTTTATTACGTGTGTTTTTTGGTTTAGTAGTCGCTTGTTCGTCAGTTGAAGCTAAAGTTTCGTCAGTGTTTTGTGTTGCTGCAGCCATGAGATTTTCCTTTCAATAAATAGGGTAAAAAGGCGCATCTAAATGCGCCCTTATCTGTTTTACTTACGAATTTTTGAGGGATGGCATATTGATACAGTGGATGACATAGCTTTGATCAGCATAACGTTCTAACGGGTTCATTTCGGCTGCTTGAGCACCGATTAAAGTAAGTACTGATTCACGCGCATCTGGTCGAGTTTCAATAACTGAAAGAGGCGTTTGAATAAAGCCAACGAACGGCGCACGAATTGGCTCATTACCACGACCAACTAAAAGCATATCAAACGCTGTATCTGCTTCAGCTACAAGCTCTTGTGCTGACGGTGCGTGGTAAACGTTAGTACCATCTGCAAGAGTACCAATACGGACAATTTGACCGTAACCAGCAGTGTATCCGGTTTTAACTGGCATCTTGTCGCTTGACAGTTGATTAAAGAATACTGACCCAGTATCGCCAACATATAAGTCAAATGCTACGGTAGAGCCACCAGTACGTTGGTTAATATCCAATTTGGCCGCTGCAATAAATTTATTTACTTCCGCAAACAAGTCACCTGAAGTATTAAATGCAGCTGCTAATTTTCCAGTCACACCACGAGAAGCATCAAAAGTAACTTCACGAGCGGAGTATTCAGCTAAATCTTTTGCTTCACCTAATAAACGTACAGTTTGTTCTAAGAAGATTTTACCTTGCACAATTGCTAAAGCCTGACCCAGAAAACCAAGCTTAAGTTCGTTAGTTAGCTGAGATTGTAATAGTGTTGAAGCTGTTACCCGTGCCATGATAGGTGACGCAATCAATGTTTCATATTCAGGTTCGAAATCAACACCTACTGGGGTTAATAGATAGTTATCATTACCATCACGCGCATCAAAATCCGCCACAAGATGAACTTCAATTTTCGCACCAGCTGGTAATGCTTCATTTAATGTCACGCTAATTTTGCTAGCTGAAATATCAATTTCGCTACCAACAACACGATATTCAACGCCGTTTACTACTACGTCTTTCTCAGCAATAGCAGAAATCTTGCCTGAAAATTTTGATTTACTGCGATTTCGAGTATGCGCAACTTCTTTACCATTGATCTTGATAGATACATTACCCGCAATAAATGGCAATAAACTCGCTTTGGCGTCAGGTGTTTTAGCCTTGAAGTCTTCATAACCAGTTCGTGCAGTCACAGTATAAGTTGTACCTGCGCCACCATTAGACAATGCAAAACGGAATCGTCCTTCAACATAAGGCTTAGAAGCATTTGCACCATCTAAGTATTCTGATTTCTTCATTGCACCAAAATCACGGTTGGTGATAAAGCGAATAGATACAATCGGTACTTCATTTGAGCCATTTGAGTTGGGAATCATAGCAACGATAGGTGTTGCATAAGCGATAACGTTGGCGATAGTAGCAACTGTAATTGCTGGAACGATGCTTACAGATTCATGATGCTGGTGATTTACATCATCAAAACCAGATTCATTAATACTATCGTAATAGCTAAGGGTTTCGGCAGGCAAAGCAGCTGCTTGTTTCGCACCACTTAAACCAGCAGTTAATGCAGCTGCAATGATTGAAGGATGCGGTAATTCACCGCCATGACGTGATTGATATTGTGATACCCCAAACATCACAGCTTTATCAACTTCTGGCGCATATTCGATGCCAATTGAATCAAAAATTGCTTTTAATACTTCTGGATACTCTTCTGCCGCTGTTTGAGCACTGTCAAACCCATTTTCAAGCTCTTCAGGACTTTTGAAATAGTAATTTCGGCACTGAACAGTAGCTAGTTGTTGAGCATCATACTTTTTACGAATTTCTTCTGTTAACACAGTCATTTTAAACCAGCCTTTGGCTTTCTATGTAAGATGCAGAAAGTCTGACATGACGTATTTTTACTAAAGCTGGTCGGTTCCAAACATAAAAAAGTCCCCAGAATTGAGGACAAAGAAAATGTAGCTAAAGGACCATCTCAGCCCTTTATTTATATAGCTATCCGCTTACACCACTTGAAACATAAATCTCCACATTATCACCTGCTTTCACTTTATAACGGAGCTTATCCCAGCAATGCTGTCTAAACGGTTCAGTATCAGGCGCAGCAGCTGTTAATGTAAGAATAGACACCCAGTGAGAATCGTTTTGCGGATCTGCATATGGAATATTGCTTCCGAAAAACTCTACTTCTGCCCCGTTCCCGATTACCTGGTAATTGAATATTGCAGAAGTACATTGTTCAGCTATTTCAATGTCGCCTGTCTTTTTACCTTTTTCATTGAAAATTAAATAGCTCATTTAGTTTCTCCATCACCTATAGGTGAAATAAACAAATCATCTCTACGGTTTAAAACATACTTACTGCCAAAATCTGCCATGAGGCTAAAACCAGTAATATTTACAATCTCAAACCACAACATTAGATTTTCATAAATCATTAAACCTAAAAGATCACCTTCTTTAAGAATCAAGTCAGGGATGTTGATTATCCTTTCCAAAACATCATCTAATTCTTCATTGAATGGCTCTACTTGAGCGGTTAGCACCAAGTCAGATGGGTTATTCATTGAGAAGTTCTTTTGAATATAACCACCATTAAATTTATCGAAATGAACATAAGCAGCGCCCTTATATTCATACTTGTAGTTGGGTTCGTCTTGAATCGATAAAGTGTTCGCTTCAAAAGAAAGAGGATCTAAAGGTTTTGAATCTTCAGCCGGATTATTGAAAATGACTTCTTTTCGCCAAATTTGCGCGGGAATACTTGCTAGAGCATTCATCACAACACGTCTAGCTGCTAAACGGCGTCCATTTGCAACTTGATTTACTGATCTATTTAGCATTTCGACTTAAACCCTTCATAAAGACATTTAACATGTCATTGTCGATTGCGCCTGATTTATGTAAGGCTTGAATTCTTTCAATTTGACTCGCTCTAACAGTTTCCACTTCAAAACGTTTGAGGGTTTTTAATTCGCGTTCTAAGAGCTTTTTGGCAACTTTATCAGCTCTACGCATCATTTCTTTTTCTGCTTTTTGGATATTGGCTTTGATCGGCTTAACAGAACCATTCATCAAATCCTTTACTTGCTCGTTTATTGAATTCTGTATTTGCTTATCTGTTTGCTTATACCGTGCACCTACTTGTTTCTTACGGTCTTTCTCTACTTCCTTTTTAAGGTAGGCAATCCCGGATGGTGAACTAATCCACTTAACAACGCGCAATACATGTTTACAAGCCACACCGGATAAATGCGGGTTACGTATTTTCGGAAAGCCGCCCTCATCACGTCCTAAATTATAGCCGCCAATAGTTGCCATATAGCGGTACCAGAACGTATGACGTTCGCAATCACACTGAAATTTGATTTTGCCTTTAGCCAAGCGGTTTTTGACGGTGTTTAATGCCTGTTTATCGATATCAAAAACAACAGATTTAAAGTTAGAAAACTCAATCTCAACGTGATGATTTAAAACTTTACTATTTGGTCCGGCATTAGTAAGCAAGTGAACTAAACCAGCTTTTCTGCTTACTGGAACCGCCAAATAGATTTGCTCATTTGCCCGATCAATATCGTCTTGTCGGCTTAAATTAATGATGTTTTGAGGGGTAATACCCTTACTATACTGATCTTTTAATAGTTGAATGTTTTCCTGAAATGCCAAGATATCATCACGGGTAATACGCCGTGGTACTTCTCCATTTCGCTGACCTAATGTTGTAAAAAGTACTCTTTCGACATCATATTTTTCCCCTTGGGCAATATCTTGTGGTCGCAAGAACATAGGTTTAGGGATCTTTCGTCCCCAATCATCATATTCAATTTCTTTTTCTGCAAATGCCCGCTGTTCTCTATCTGCACGCTGGCGGCTCTGTTGATCTCTACGAACTCCACCATTTTGCAAAGACTGGTTTAATTGCAGCTGGGCACGGCGTAAATCATCTGGCTTGAATGCTGACATTTTAATTATCCTGCAAGTATTCTTTTTGAAGTCTTAAAAGATCAACAAGCCTTGGAAAAGCCACCTTATGAAGAGGTAACTTTTCCCAAACGCCGTTCACACCACACGCCACAAGTACTGCATCAATATGGTTTCTTGAACCATATAATTTCAAACTCAACAGTGATGGATCTTGAGATTCATCGTCTTTGATTTCCCAAACAATCAGATTCTGAATATTATTTTGTTGAAGATTCCGGTGAATTAAGTCTCTAATAGCATTTCGATAATCATTTCTCATACTGTTTTACCTATTTAAGCTTTAACAGTACTTACACGAGCAAAGCCACCAGTACCTGCTTTACCAGTGTTACCATTACTTTCGGTTGCAACACCAGGTTCACCAACAACTAAAGTCATATACTGAGTTTTTTCGGTTGAATTCACATATCGGCAAATGAGTAAACCACCACTTGCACCACCACCACCAAGTGCCCAGCCATCATCACCTACACCATTAGCACCATCACCACCAGCACCCCAGTTTGATACTGGACTTACTGATGCGCCGCCTTTGTGGTTTGTTTGGTTTGCAGCTGTACCAGCGTTACCAAGCTTGCGTGAAATTTCGGTTATGTTTGATGTCACAGTGATTACACCTGCTAAACCACCAGCACCATTTGAGAAAGCACTACCATTCGACCACTGACCACTGGTACCGCCTTTACCGCCGCCAACAACCGCCAAATCAAGTTCATTTAAACGTAAGCGTGTATCTGTTCCACTGGTCCCATGTGCCAATGCTCCTAACTCCCAGACACTGCCACCACCAGCACCACCAGCACCAACCAAAATGAATTCTTTTTGTTCTTTCGGTTGAATTGGAATGATATAAACACCTGGGACTGTGTAATCGCCGTTTCCATCGTTTAGTGTTTCTGCAGCTACCTGAACAACGGACCAATTCACAGTACCTGAATACCCTATCCGGTTTTGACCTGAGCGGTCCCAAACTTCATATGAAAAACCCTTTTCAGCACGGGTAAGCTTCCATGCTTCATGTGGGCTTTCTGGTGTTAAATAGATTGCATACTTTGAATCACGTAAATCAGTAACTTTGCCACCTAGTTCAACTGTGGCTGAGCTACCAATATTTACACCTGCTCCAATTAATTTTGGATATTGAGCATCTAAGTTTTTCTTGAAATCGATTAACTGCTGCAACAAATTTTTGGAACTAAGATCTAGATCATCAATCTGTTGTTGTAAATCATCGTCTTTGGCTTTTACGTCTTTTTCAAATGCATATTGAGGGTGCGGATCCTCATGCTGATTATGTTCAGTCATGAGCTTACGAATTAACGCGCCGTATTGTGGATGAGGGTCTTCATCTGCACTATGCTGATTCATCAACATCACAGCAATTGGTGTGTTTGGATCAATCTTGATAGTTACGTTTTTTAAATTAACGTCAGTTAAAACAAATCCAAATGTTACAATGGCTACTACGTTTGCATGTAAAGACATGATTGATTGAGCAGCTGTAGTCGAGGCCACCGCAAGTAAAGTGCCATCTGATAGGTAAATACCCATCTCAAACACTTCCATTGTTAAAGTGGGCTCAATACTCATTACAAAACGCAAAGTACCCGTTTCTGTATCTACACCACCACCGTTAAGAGAAAATCGGCACTGTTGCAAAGTTAGCGATGAGGCAGCCTTTTGTCTTATTCAAAGGCCTTACATTTCAAAAACTCTGCTTACCAGGCGCATTTCGCCCAGGGGATCACCATAATAAAATGCTGAGGCCTGGCCTTTGCGTAGTGCACGCATCACCTCAATACCTTTGATGGTGGCGTAAGCCGTCTTCATGGATTTAAATCCCAGCGTGGCGCCGATTATCCGTTTCAGTTTGCCATGATCGCATTCAATCACGTTGTTCCGGTACTTAATCTGTCGGTGTTCAACGTCAGACGGGCACCGGCCTTCGCGTTTGAGCAGAGCAAGCGCGCGACCATAG